GCTAGTTCAGTTAAAGCACAAGTAGAATCAGACCAAACATTGAATGGCGAAGCACAATCTGTTAGAGTAGTAGAAGCCAGAGATTATGGTGTCTATACTGTAAACAACATAGATTATTTAGGTGTAGAATTTTTAATAGAGGTAATAGCATGAAGTATTTAATGAAACAAACATTAATGGTAAAGAATAAAACTTTTGAAGTAGGAACTGTTGTGAACGCAAGCAATCTACCGAAAGAATCTGTACATTGGTTATTGGACCAAGAAATAATTGTTAAAGTGGATAAGAAAATGGAAGCTGAAATTTTAGAAGAAAGTGTTAAAGGAGAAGAAGAATAATGGGGAAGTACGGAAGTAGTGGAAGCAGAGGTGGTCGTTCTGGAAGCCGAAGTGGAAGCACAGATAGAAGAAGAAGAGGTCGTAGATAATGGCATTCGTTCATGGTAAGAACACAACAGTTTATATAGATTACACAGATTTTAGTAGTTACTTCAACAACGTAGATACATCAAGAAGTGCTGACGTTGCTGAATCTACTACCTTTGGTGTAAATAGCAAAACATACATTACAGGTATGAAAGACGGAACTATATCAATAGGTGGTTTCTTTGACGCAACTGCTGACGCAACAATACAACCATTACTTGGTGGTAATGACTTTGTTATATCAGTAGGCATTGACGGACTAGACGCTAACGATAGTTGCATATTCCAAAAAGGTAACATAACTAGCTATGGTGTAAGTTCGCCTGTAGGAGATATTGTTGCAACTTCAATGGATATACAATCAGACGCAGGATTGTTTAGTGGTAAAGTCTTAGAAAACAATACATACACAACCACAACTTCAGGAACAGCTAGAGATAATACAACTAGCACTGGTAATGGTGGTGGTGCATTTTTAATTGTTACTTCTGCAAGTGGAACAGCACCTACGTTAGACGCAAAGATTACACACTCTGCTGATGACGTTACTTACGCAGACTTAGTAACATTTACACAAGCTACAGGTCAAACTGCTGAAGTGAAAACTGTAGCTGAAAATACAACAGTAAATAGATACCTAAAAGCAGTATTTACTATTGGTGGTACAACACCTAGTTTTAGTGCTATCATAGGTTTCGGTAGAAATAATTAAGGAGAAAATATATGGCATTTGTACATGGTAAAGATTCAGTATTCAAACTTGACGATTCAGGTGGAACACTTACTGACATATCTAGTTACGTAAATAATGTTGATTTTCCAGAAACTGCTGATGTTGCAGAAACAACAACACTCGGAGACGGAAGTAAAACTTATATTGTCGGATTAAAAGACGCTACTCTATCAATCTCAGGATTGTGGGATAGTACTGCTGACGGAATACTTGGTGCAGTAGTTGGACAATCTGCTACTTTAAGTTTTGAATATTCCCCTGAGGGAACAGGAAGTGGTGCTGTAAAATATACAGGAGAAGCAATTCTTACAAGTTATGCAGTATCAAGTCCAGTCGGAGATGTCGTTGGATATAGTGCTGACTTACAAGTTTCAGGAGATGTTACAAGAGGAACGCACTAAGTTAAATAAATAAAGGACACAAATGGATTACTTAAATATAAATCAAATAAAGAACATACCTGACGTACCTGAAAAAGAAATAGAGATTCCTGAGTGGAATACAAAAATTCTTGTTAAGGGATTAAGTAAAAGCACACAAGTTAAACTTGCACGAATTGCAACAGATGAAACTGCTGACGCATTTGATTATCAGAAAGCATTACTCAAAGCAAGTTGTGTTAAACCTGAATTAGATGATGAAGCTATTGAACTCTTATATGAAAAAGACGCACAGATAGTAGATAAAATCTTTGAAGAAATCGCTAAGATAAATGGTCTTAGTGACGAGGTACAATCGGCACTAGCCGAAGAGTTTCAAGACTAATCCTGATTTAGCATTTCAGTTTCGTTTAGCACGTGATTTAGGCATGACTGTTGCCGAACTTCGTAGTACAATGTCATCATTGGAATATACACAATGGGCAACCTATTATGTATGGGAACAAGAAGAAGAAAATAAAGCGTACGCAATAGCAGAAGCAGAAGCTAAGAAAAAGAGGAGATAATGTTCGGTAGTGATTTAGTCTTACGATTAACTACTAAGGGATTTGCACTAGCTAATACAAAGCTAAAAGCATTAGGTCAAAACTCAAAACTAGCAGGTACTAAGTTAGGCATGTTAGCCAAGATTGGTGCGACTGCTGTAGTCGGTGCATTAGCAGGGATAACTAAAGGTGCAATCGAATCTGTTCAAGCATTCGCTAGATTTGACGCAGAGCTAACTCAATCGTTAGCTATCATGAAAACAACTGAACAGCAACAACGTGCTATGGCTATCGTTGCACGTGAAGTAGCTACAGAAACAACTATATCAGCAACAGAATCAGCAGAAGCATACTTCTTCTTAGCTTCAGCAGGTTTAGACGCAGAACAGTCTATGAAAGCGTTACCTCAGGTTGCACGATTTGCACAAGCAGGTATGTTCGACATGGCTTTAGCTACTGACCTCGCAACTGATGCACAATCTGCTTTAGGTCTTACAGTAAAAGACGCACAACAAAACTTAACTAACCTTACAAGAGTTACTGACGTATTAGTAAAAGCAAACACATTAGCTAACGCTTCTGTACAACAGTTTTCTGAATCTCTTACAAACAAAGCAGGTGCACAGTTAAAGGTTGTCAATAAAGATATTGAAGAGGGTGTTGCAGTATTGGCAGCGTTTGCTGACGCAGGTGTTAAGGGAGCTGCTGGTGGTGAAAAATTAAATCAGATTATT